ATTGTACTGTATAACACATTGTTTGTCAAGTGTTTTCTATACTTTATTTAGGTTTTTTAATTTATCTTGCGTGTCTTTCCAGGACTTAACATGGTAAGTTTGTCCACGCTTGATAGCTCTTGCTAAAGGTTCATCATTTCCTCCAGCATCCATTCTGTCTCCAAAGAAATGAATGAAATTGTTTTCGTCAAAATCTTTTAAGATTTGACTTTTGTCTGCTCCAATAGGTGCGATATCAATGCCAGTGTCTCCACCCGGCCTTGCTTCTAAGTAATCAAACTCTCTATTGAATAGTTCTGCAATATATGTACGTTCGTTGTGTAACTTATCGTACTTTACATATTGCTCTCTTTGTTCTTGTGTTGCGTTACGACCTACAATACTAAAGTTAACCATGCCTGTTCGTTCTTCTATATGATTGCCTGTGCGTATTTTAAATGCGCTTTCTTCTAGTTTCTCTTCTAACCATGTTTTTGCAGAGTGTGGAATTTTCCAATCATTTTGGTCTATGTTTTTTGAACCTTTCCAAACATCACTACCGGAGCAGTTATATACACGTTTGCAAAGACTGTATATTTCCTCTCCTACTTGTTCTATTGTTTTTTTCCTATCACTACCTGTTACAAGATATACATCATTCTCAGCACAGAAGGTACTAAAGAATACAGCAAAGTCTCCATCAATTTGTTGTCTGCTAGGGGTTAGTGTTCCGTCGACGTCGAATATAAATTTATGTTGTTTCACGTTGTGTAACTCTCTTTCTAAGATCACTCGAACTAAATCTATGATCTCGTTTGTTAAAGTATATGTCTATGTCTCTTTTACGACAGATATCTCTGCCAGTAAAATCTTTATCCCTATATTCTTCGCCAAGTACACGAACATTTATTGTGTACATGCTTAGTATGTCTTCTAGGTCTTGCTCCGTTCCATACGGAATAATTTCGTCTACGTAACCAACTGCTTTAAGTTGTGTGTAACGTTCTATAATTGTTTGTACAGGAGGATTCTTTTCCTCTCTATCTACACTTGGATCAACTTGCAATCCTACTAGTAAATAGTCACACTGGTCCTTTGCTTCACGTAACATTTGTACATGTCCTGCATGTAATAAGTCAAATGTACTACAAGTAAATCCTACCTTCATTAGTGATTCCTCCCACCGTCAAATATACACACAAAGTATAAACCGTAATCAGTTGTGTTGTGTACTTTATGAAATACGTTATCCTGTATTAGTACAGTATCGCCTTCCTGCACATCAAATATTTTGTGATCTAACTCCATTTGTCCTTTGCCACTAATAAAAATATAAACTTCTTCTTGTCCTTTATGTCGATGTCCTGTTGTACTTTTGTTTGCTGATAACATTGTACTACTAACAACTAAATTTTTTAATTCTGTATTATCCTTTACAGTATAAGTTGAATTATTCTTAACTATGTCTCCGCCAATATCCCAAGAACTATATTTCATTAGTACCTCCTATGAAACAAATGCTTTTTCTTGTACAAAGGTTCCAGCAGTTTTACGACTACCTTCTTCCCATTTCCAATCTTCTAACATTAATTTAACATCATTATTAAACTCATTACTTCCACAAATCATTACTTTATTATTACTAGGATCTAAGTCTGGTATTAACATACCTGCACTTAACATTTTAGTAATACGTTTATTCATAAACGGCCATTCAGGGTCTTGTGTAACTATTGGAGTATACACAATATCTTGCTCCTGTAAGAAACTGTTATATGCTGTTAGCTCTGCTTGTTCTCTAACACTCCATACTACATGTATACGTTCAAAGTGATCGTACGTTGTAGGGTCTCTTAGAAGCGATATAAACGGTGCTATGCCTGTTCCTGTGGCTAGTAGATATAAGTTACCACCGAGTTCTAAATTAGCAAGTGTAAGCGTTCCTGTAGGCTTAGTACCTACATCTATCTCGTCGCCTACTTTAATATTTTGTAGTCGACTTGTTAACGGACCGTTTGGAACTTTAATTGAGTAGAACTCTAAGTATTCATCATATGGGCCACTAGTAATACTATACGCTCGCATAATATCGTTATCGCCCATCCCAATCATTGTAAATTCACCTGCGGTAAATCTAAATGTACGAGGTCGTTCAGTTTTAATTCTAAATAACCTGTCTGTATAATGTTCTACTTCTGTTACTCTTAAGTTCATGTTACTCCTCGTAATAGTTTTCTGCTAAGTTTCTTAGCATTGCAATTAATTCTTCAATAGTATTTAGGTCCTGAGCGTTCTCAGTATCTATTTCTGCTTCGAATTTAATTTTCATTTTAGTCTCCAAAATCAAACAAACTACTAAACGTGTTGTGTCGCTTAGTATCTTCTAACGGATAGTTTAGCACACCAATCAAGTTGTCTAGTTTGTTATCAATAATAGTCTCCGCCATTGCAGTGTCGTCAAATGGTAAATCTTTAAACCATTCTGGTATACGTAACTCGTCTGTTGGGTACGCAACACTTGTATAGCCTAGCGGATTTTGTTTTAGTTTACAAACAATAACTTTCATACCGTCAACAATCTCTTGCGAGTATTTGTCTCCGTTCATACGCTTTAGCGTATTCCAGTTAATGCTTGCTCGTACATGCCCAGGCATGTTTGCTTTACCTTGCTTCTGCTCTAGTCTTTGATAGTGACCTACTTTGTTTGCACGTTTCGGACTACCTTTTTCCCAACCTGGACGTTCACTAAACTCCTGACGGAATTGTGTAATACGTTCAAGTACATCTGCTTGTGGAATATCAGTAAGTACCATAAGTAGTATCTCACTTAAAAACTGTTGCATGAACACAGGTGTATCTGACCTACGCAAGTCTAAGCCCATTGCTTTTACTTTGCCCGGCTTGCCATCTGTGTCTGTTCTAAAGCCTTCGTTGTCTACAACTAGTGCCGCATAACGTTTCTTAGTAATGTATAAGCCTGACTGTGCTACAATTTCACGTCCTGCCGCAATAACATCGCTACGTGACTTTGGACAATGAAATGCTTTTAACATAAACTCTGGAAAGGTTGTGTTTGCTTGTTCACAAACTTGATCCATAAGTGTAATACACTTATCAATGTTCCATTCAAGTTTACCACTGTTAACGTCATCTTTAAGTATTGGCCAAGCACTAAAGTAACAAGAGTCAGTATCACCATATATCATTGCTTCGCCTACATGATCATATGTACCTGTAATAACATTGTTTACTTCTGCTGACATATGCTTAACAATAGTACGTCCTGTTAGTGTTGTACTCTGTCCAATACGTTTATCAAAGAATCTACAGCCGGGGTTAAGAATAGCACCATACAAACTGTTCAAGTTAATTTTCTTAACCAACTGTCGCTTATCCCAGTATTCAATTTCAATAGGGTTGTTTGCTTCTTTTGCTTTTATAAGTTGTGCCTGCATGTCCTTACGTTCAGCATACCAACGCTTTAGTAGTCCAGGAATAACACCTTCAAACTCTGTTGTAAAGATTGTACCATTCGAACTAAGCATCCACGGCATATGGTTGTCGTATATAAGACTATACAATTCTGCACCTGATAATACATCACTGCGACCGTCTTCCCAATCAACAGTTAGCGGAATATCTTTGCGTTGTTCTACTACTGCTTCGTATTCTTCTGTACTAAAGCGTCCTTCCCAACTACCTGCAAAAGACTTTTTCTTAAGAGTTGTATCTTCGTGTACACGTTGTTCTGATATCTCAGGACGTATTTGTCCTACAATAGTTTCTTGACCCATATTCAATGCACGAATAACACTCGGATACAGTGAATTCAAATCCATTGACGCTACCCATTTGTGCAAACCCTTTTTAGGAAATGCTACGTATGCGCCAGCGGCTTGTGTGTTCTCTGTGTCGTCACGTTTAGGTCTGTTAGGAACTTGTAAGCCTCTGTGATGTGCTTCGTTAACAATCGCTTGTTCTGTAACAGCAACAGCACCCATAGTGGTCTGTAACAAGACTGTGTTCTCGTGTGCAACAGTATTTGAAAGATCAATAAATCTTAGTTTTTTGTCCAACTTGTCCAGTAGTGCGGTATCTTGTATGTTGTATTCGATGAACTTTCTAAAGTCATTGTTGTACAACTGGTCCAAAGTGCCTTCATAAGGGACTTTGTTTTCACCAACTTCGATTTCGCCAATGGCATCAAGTCTATATGTATGTCTTTCTTCATATGTGTATTTACGATATAAATTCAAACTATCTAAATGCACTCTGCCTACTAGGTCAAAGGTCTGCGCTATTTTCCCATACTTTTCAAACTCACGTTTCTTAGGCAACTGCCCCCATAAACAAAAACGTCTTGTGTCGTCTTTGCTTAATACACGACTAGTTCTGTTTACAGTATACGGAATATCATAACCTTCACTGTTCCAACCTGACAAAATATCAGCGTCTTCAATTAGTGTTAAGAACGTGTCAATCATGTCACCTTCTTTTTCAAACAACATTACATTGTCAATGCCTTCAAGTTCTTTTTCAGCTTGTTCCATTGTAAGTGTTTTAGGTGGTACTGCTAAACAGATCATTGTTTCCATCCACTGCAAGTATACACTAATACTTGTAATAGGCATAAACGGATCACTAGGATCAGCAAAGCCACGCTCTGGGTCAAAGTCTGTCTCAATATCAAAAAACGCAATATTAAGTTTAGGTGCATCTTGGTTAAGATAGTTTTCACTTAAACACTGAAAGATTGGATTGATATCACTTTCAAATAGTTTCTTGCCTTTGTTAATAGCAACTTCCTTGCGAAAGTCTTTTGTATTCTTACATACAATACGACTTAGAGGATCTCCGTATACACTCTTGTACTTGCCTTTAGCATCTTCATAGTAAAACGTATACTTTGCATTGTACTCTGTAAAGTGCCGTTTACCATCTTTGCGTTCAACACATCGAATAATATCCTGATCGCGGTCAAACATTGCATCTACATATGCCATCTATTTCCCCTCATACCAGTTTGATAAAAACTTGTAATGGTTTGGAAACAAGTCAAGTGCTAGTTCAGTTTGTCTACGTTTGCTTTCTACAAAATAATTCAAGTATTCATCTTCCTTTGGTGTGTTCTTCTCCGGATCAATATATCCGCCGCCTGCTTGTATCATACTCCACCATTGTACACTAGAAAACATACTTTGTCTAGTTAAAAACATAATAGGCTTAGGATATGGATAATAAGCATTGAATACGTTTATACAGTCATCTGGCAAATCCTTTAAAGTCTTAGAACGTATGTTATCCCAATACGGTGTACCTTTTTTATTACTAAAGAAGTAATGTCCAAATATGAAACTTAGTATTTCAATATTCATTTCATAGAACGATTGGTTAATAGCACCACGTACATCATCATTCCATTCTCCGTTTGCCATACCAATAAAGTGTGCAAAGTTACGTATAGTACTAGTAGTAAAAGTAATACCTGTTGCTTCTAATGGTTCTACAAAGCCTCCTGCTAGTCCTACTGCTAATACGTTTTTATGTGCAACTGCTTGGTGTGTTCCGCATTTCATCTCAAGATGTTTTGCTGGAGCATCATATTCGCCTACTGCTTCACGTAGTTCTGCTTCTGCTTGTTCAGGAGTAATATAGTCACTGCTATAGCAATAACCATTACCAATTCTATCATACACAGGAATAGTCCAACGCCAGCCAGCATCCATAGCCGTTGCTTTTGTATACGGGTGACATTCTTCTTCTGGGTTAGTGTATTGTGTTTGTAATGCTACTGCACGATCATTTGGTAACCAAGGTTTAAAACTTATAAACTGTTGTTCAAGTTTTTGTTCTAATAGTAAAGACTCAAAGCCTGTGCAATCCATATAAAGGTCTGCTTCGTAATTAACACCGTTTTCATCTTTAAGATAACTAATGCCGTTTACATCTGTACCAATATCAACAATGTTAGTATCAACGTATGTGATTCTGCTTATAATTTTACTTTTAATTGCATCAATAATTTTGTATGCATCAAAGTGTACAGCACCAAAGCCTTCATCGCCGGTATTAAAATTACAGTCCATATCTTTTGTAAGTTTAGGACTTTTATTATTTTTTGCTAGTTGATATGCAGGATACCAATCTAAAAATTCTTGATAAGTTTTATTAGCAAATGCTTTGTTTGCAAATAAGTCAGGAGTAGCAAGATAGTTAACAGGATCATCGTTGTCAACAAAGTATGGATCATCGTTCCATCCTTCTAGCATAACTCCGTGTTTGAATGTTGCATTACTTGCTGGCATCCAATCATGCGGTTGTAATCCACACTCATATAAGAAACTTGCTGTTGCTGGTTGTGTACCTTCGCCTACGCCTATGGGACCTTTTGATGCGTCCTCTATTAGAGCTACTTGTACTTGTTCTGGAAGGTTGTTTGTTAAAAATGCGGCTGTAAGCCATCCGCTGGTGCCGCCACCAAAGACTATAATTTTTTCTATCATGTTTTCCTCTTGTTGCTTATGGCCAACTTAACCATCTTCTTGCCAGGCAATTGCCATTGGCGTTATTATTACTTATTAGAACAACAAACCTGCAACGTAAATTACGGTTAAGCCTGCGTTCATTACTATAAGGCTTTTTTCTTTCCATAGAACACCAATAAGTATCCATAGACTGTTGCTAATAATGAATGCCCAAATGTACAAAGGGTAAACATTAAATGCGGCTAGGGTAGCGGCTGACAGTAAACATACTGTAGCCACCCAAGCTAACCATTGATAAGGTTTTACCACCATAGTGCGGCAACTCCGTATCCGTATACATTAACTACTGCAAAGTAGCCAGTTAATAACATTACCCAAGCGGCGCCTCTTCTAACTGCGGCGTAGCATTGTGTAACCGATCCTATAAAAAAGAACGGATATATAATTAACATGTTTGGGTCTCTAGCGTTTAGTGCAAGTGTTAAACTTGCCGCTACAGTGAACACAAAACTAACGAGTTCAAATCCAAAAGCAATTTTATCACTCTTAAAACTCTCTATCCAAAAATCTCGTATTCGGCCTATCATTTGTCATAACCAAGCGTAACGATCAATGTTTCTAGATCGTCATAGGCATCTTGATGATTCTCCCAATCACGTTTCTGTGCAATCTTAATTGCTTTATTAATAAGACTTGGTTTAATATCCATTTCTTCTGCAACTGCTTTTACAGTTTCTTTAAGACCTAGATTCAAATCTTCTACTTCTTGTAGTACTGTTACGCCTTCTTTTACTAGGCGCTCTAGTTTAGCCTTTTCATCGGCTCCATAGGTGCGTGTACCCATAAGGTTCTCCTGTTAAGTTTATATACTATTATACGTGATATTTAGGTGTTTGTCAAGTAAAAGATTTACTTTTTGGCATTTAATCTTGCCCACAGTTGATCTTTAATAGATACTACTGATTCGGACTTTGCATTTTTAGTTGCAGTTGCGTACATAACTGCTTCTGCGTCTTTGCCGTAACGCTTCTTAAAGTCGTCTTTGTTCTTTTTCATACCTTTGACGTACTTTTCTTTTTTATTTTCTTCACCTTTAGTAAGAGGACGTTCGTTAAGCATTGCTTCTAATGCTTCAATTCTACGCTCTAATTGAGTAATGCGATCTTCTTCTGCTTCGCCAACTAGTTTGTTTCTAGCAGGATGTGGAGATTCGTTGCCACCTGGAGTAGCACTTTTGGTAATTGCGTCTTTGCCTTTTAGTTGTCCTGCACTGCCTGTTTTTTGTTTGCCTTCTGTAAGACTAACTCCGGCTAATGCCGCAAAGTCTGACATACTATAGTCTTTGTCCATTTGTAGTGACCCTTGCGGTACATCTACACTTTCTTGTACAATGTTTTGTGGAACTTGTACACTTTCTTGCGGTTGACCTCCAAGGTCTGCCAACATCTTTGCCTTATCTGCGGCACGGTCAGTTGGTTCTATATCGAATAACTTCTGTTGGAGATCGTGAAAGTCCATTACTTACCTCCGCCTCCGCCACCTGTACTTTTTATAGGCTTTAGGCTTTTGGCTTGAATATTACTTGGTTTTATATCTGCTGGAGCAGTAGGTGGTGTTACTGATGCTTTTAGTTTTTTCTTTAACTTTTCTGCAATCTGTTGTTTGTAACTATCTGTACTTTCGGCATGCATTGCGGCCATATGCTTTTTGTACTTCTTAGTACCTTTTTTATGTGGTGATTTACCTTCGTCTACTTTAGGATCGTTACAGTTGCAATGTTCACAAGTAGGTTTACATTCACAGTCTTCTCTTTTAACATCTCCGCCACAGCACTTGTCTGAACAATGTGTATCTTTTTGTGATTCATCCATTTGCTGATCGTCACCAAACTTTTGATCATATTCCATATTATGGAACACACTACTCATATAGTCAGCGGCTTTAGTAATTTTAGCCTGTTGCCAACCTTCTAAACCTTGTTCTTCGTCTACACCTTTTAACATGTCGTGTAGTTTAATGGCATACTTAGCAATCTTATAAAGATCAGCTCTTGCCATTTGCACTTCGTGATCAGCTTCTGCTTTGTAAGCTAAATCTGCTAATCCTTCTTTAATTGCTTTACCCATAATATCTTCCTTTGTCTTGGTGCTCTTAAGTGTCCAATCTTGATCGTTAACTTTTCTAATCATGTCAGCGTCAAGTGCATCTATTGCACCTTTATGTACTACTTGTATTCTTCCATCTTTTGTAAGTTTTGAAACTTTACCTTTTGCTAGTTTGCCTGTGCGTGGTAGTTCGTATGCTATTTCATCTTTAGGTTTAACAACAACTATCTTACCTTTGCTTACACCTGTTGGAAACTGTGAATTCTTAGTAGGCTCTTTTTCGTCCTTCTTGTCCTTACCTTTTTCTAACGGCTTTTTAGCATCTACTGGATCCTTAGTTGGTACAGTATTTTTAGATTTAACTTTCTCGTCTTTATCTTTATCTTTTTTATCGTCTACTTTACCAGGTTTAGTAAAATAGTCTTTGATAGTACGCTCTAAAGAATCAGGAGCCAATGCACCACCTTTTTGTGTAGCATTATAACCTGTTGCAACTCCTCTTTGGAATGGACCTTCGTTTATATCTTTAACTCGCATATTGTATTTATCGCTTCTTGTTTAGATGCTTATCTTTTATTGCACCCTTCTCTTCTTCGCTTGCGCCATTGCGTCCTGCTTTTTGTAATTCTTCAAAACCTTTTTTGCCGTACTTCTTAATACCTGTGTAACGCTGTAAGCCACTTTCTTTTGTAGCTTTGTCTTTCTTTTTAGGTTTACGTGATTGTACTGCACCTAACGGCATTGCTACAGCCGCTACTCCACCTGCTACAGTAGTTTCTTGCATCTTTGCTTTATTAGCCGCAAGCTCTTTACGCTTCTTATCAATATGGGCTTGTGTATCTTTGTCCATTCCGTCTGGTGATTTACGAATTTCTCTTTCTAAAGAATCTAAATCTTTAGTATGACGCAGATTTTTTGCCTTGTCAGTTTCAGTTTCATTAATTAGATCTAACATTTTCATTTTTTGCCACCTTTCATATTAGCACACCAGTGATACATTTTAGCACGTTCACCTGATGCGTTTTTTGCTTTTTTACGTAAACTGGTTACGCTACCATTGCAACTAGCACCAGACTTCTTTACTCTGCCTGGTCTGCTTTTGCCTTTTTTCTTACCGTCAGCAAAGTTTTCATCTGTTTTTTGTTCTTTATCTTTTTCGTATTTTTTAATAGAATCACGAGCTGACTTAACCATTGCTTTATCGTGTTTAGCTAATTGACGTTTTGTTTTCTCTCTTTTTTCATCAGCATATGTTTCTTTTACGTTTTCTACTACGTCATCAATCATATGCACACGAGCATATTCTTC